TTCACTTGCCATTTTTGTTCTTTCGTGGCTGCATCAACCTTGCTTGGATCTGCCTGATCGTTACCCTGATCAAACTGGGTGCAATATCGCTAGGCTTTTCAATGATTTCAATAATCAGATAACCTGCTGAAACCACATATAAACCAGTGATGCCCTGATAATGCCAGTGATTATCCTTCCCTAAGGATACCCCAGCTTTGATGGCATCTCCAAACAGTAGAGATTGAGTCCAGCTAGGATGCAATTCAAAGTGAATAACCATGGTTGAATCCTTTAAGGCGGGGGTGGGGTTAGGTTGGTGTTGCCGTTTGCGTTGTCGGATCGGATCGCATTAGCGAGCCATTGGTATTGGTGTAAACATAGTAGGAGTTTGTTTTGTAAAAGTTTAGTGTTGCTGCCTGCGGTTTTCTTGCGTCTGAGTAACCACTATAGAACAAGGTGATATCGCTACTTAGACCGCCAGAACTTAGATAATGCTCGTAGTAAATCTGGTTAGAGGAGTTCACTTTCCAGAATAGAAGCGATGAATTAAGGAATCTTTTACCACTAGCAACAGTCGGCAAGAGATTGGCAGGAAGCGTTAATCTGCCTGGTATGTTGAAATAGTTCGCCACTGGCCCATAGTAGGTGCTGCTTGCTGCGTCGTAAGTCAAGGTAACACTAAGTGTGCCAAGTGCGATATCATCGCCAGATGGTATGTCTACAGTCGTTCGCCTAAATACTGCATCAATCAGATAACAGGTGATTGTGGTAGGTATGGTTTGGCCGTATTGAATATCAAAGCTTAAAAGAGTTGGCGAGTAACTCGCTGGATAATTAGATGAAAATGTTGCCGGACTCAATGCCGTGTTGTAGCTTGTCCATTCGTGCGGTGTTGCCTGCGAAAAGTCAAAGGCCGCATAGGAAGGTAAAGAAACTGGAGATTCATAGGAATAGTTCTCATTGCTGCGCCAAACACGATAATAGTAATCTAAATAATAAGTCCAAGAGGCAGCGCATACATCGGCACCAGAACCGAGAATATAATTTAAAATCTGTGCTTGGTAGGTGCCGATGCCGTCAACTACACGGAACCAAAAAAATCTTCTGTTATTTGTTCGTGAAACGCCGCTGCATAAAATAGGCGCATCATATTCATAGTGAACAAAGTAATTGATGCCTGAATATATAGCTCCGTTGTAGGTGCTGACATAAGTTGCTGAAGGATCGAACAACCTTGCCACTACTGTTTCCGTTGGGAAAACTAATTCCACATGGTCAGGAAAAGTTTGCAAGTATTCAGTAGGTGGCGGACAGCAGTAGATATCTGCAACATCTGCTGCTGCCATCTCCACGCAACCGATAGGCGTGTAAGGTTTTGTAATCCACTCAATATCAAAAGATGTTTTGTATGCTGGTATTAGTGCGTTGGTTTCTGCGGTGGCATCTGCAAGCGTAGGGTAAAGGATCATGGAAACTAAGGTGTAAACATTGGTGTAAACTGCGAACGGTGTGTAGGCAACAGTACGACTAGACGCAAAAGTTCTGCCACCATTGACTGTGCCAGAAGAGACATAAATTAGCCAAGGTTTAGAAATATCAAAGTCAATAAAATCCCATGCCCCAGTTCGAACCGTATAAAGGCCGTTTTCGCTAAGTGTTGTTTGATTTTTTACTAGCACATAATTAAAAACAACTGTCTGAACTCCATCAATTATTGGCAATCCGCTCAAAGTAATGTTTCCGGTAGTAGCTAGTTTTGGATTAATCGAATTAGTGTAATTGTCGGTTGCGTAGTACTGTGGCGCTGCTGTCATATCCTTAAACCGTAACCAGTACACCGTTTGACTTTCTAGCAAAACAGGATCTAAAATCAGATCATAGTTTATTGCTGTCGTGCCTACGGTGATCGTTCCGGTGTTTTGTATTACTGCGTAATAGTCTGCGTTTACGGTGCCAGATGTTATCTTAAAAAACGATCTGACCTGTAGTTCTGTTCCGGTGTCGGTATCAAAAGGCCTAGTCCATGATCCAGATGCTACGGTGTAAATTCCGTTTTGCGTTGCCGTGGTTTGATTCTTTACTAGCACCCTATCGCCAGCAATCAAAACTATTCCATCAATCGTCTGAAGTCCGCTTAAGCTGATGTTAGCGGTGGTAGCTGCTCGGCATGGTGTGCCAAGTGTTGGAGGCGTTACCATTACTTTATTAATGTAAGGGTTAAGGTAGTTGCTAGCCTCATCGTAGGTGGCATAAGTTTTTCTTGAGAAGCCTGCTGATGAACCTCCTGCCAAAGCTGTTCGATAACCAACAGCTAGAGGCAAAAACAAGCCTCCTAGCTCGCCTGTTGAGGTGACATTCGTAACGCTTCCAAAGGTAAGTTTAGTTACTAGCATTAGAGCGCTTCCAGTGCTACCACTCTGGCGGTTAAGTCTGTGATGGCATCTAACATGGCTTGAATGTCAACTTCTGTGTACTGCAATCCAGTTCCACCACTGTTGACCTTTACAAATTTTCCTCCATTCCCTGTGGTTGCTGGGAAATCTGTCAATGCTGTTAGCTGCAAAGTTCTGTAACCCTTGACCCCAGCAGATGTGGTTCCATACACCCGATTATTCCCTGGGCTTGTTTCATCATTTAATAAACTGAGAGCAACATAGGCAGGGTCGTTAGGGTTGCCACCACCTGCCAAACTTTTTGTAGTGGTGATGTTGTTGGCTGAGAATACTATTGATGCGCTACCACTAGCAACAGTTAGCACTTTATAGGGGTTGGTTCCGTAAACATTTGGTGTGTCTGATAAAGCAATAAAGGTGGTGTAATTTGCATCAACTATAGGGCCAAATTCCAGCGCAGTGGCCGCATCATTCACCTTTACTACTCGTCCTTGATTAGCTAAGTAAGATGATGGCGTGACATCGGATAAAGCTAAAAATTGCCGTATTACTGCGTTATCATAATCAGCACCTGACAAAGTAACTGTGGATACTTCTATTCCTGTGGGTGTACAAATAACATCCGTCACCACTTCAATGGTTGCGGAACCACCGGAAGTCACCGCTGGTGCAGGTGGTAACCCAATCAGGACTCTTGGTTGTTCGGATCCGTTGTACCCAAAAATCGTGCCAAGGTAGAAGCCCTTGCCTATGACTGGTGCGGATTCACTCCCAAGCTTAGGTGTGAAAGTCGTGCAGGTAATTCCCCCAGTCACGATTCCATCAGTATTATTCTTTCCCCACTGCATTAACCCTGCAGCATCCACCCCTGAATTGATTGGATAGCAAGTGGTTGCCCCACCAATTATCCAAGCCTTAACTGTTTCGTCATAGGTGCAGGTAACTGTTGCGGGTACATATGCCCAGATAAATGCAGGTGCATGATCTAATGGGATTTCATCATCAACCTCTGAATTGAAGGTGCCATCCTTGGATTTCTTCAGAAGTCTTAGGAGTTGCTTTGCTGTCTCGAATTCAAATGCTACTGGATCTGGCATTAGAAGAATCCTAGTCCTGGTAAAGTGGAATAATCGATGGTTCCGTAGACATCCGCACTGGCAAAAACTACATAGCTATTAGCAGCACCCGCAGCAGTTTTCTTTCCTGCTCCATTTAATCTCACTGGTTGCGTGATTTTTACCCCACCCTCAAAGATCGGTGCCCTCTCACCATCATCTTTCCTAATCCGATAGCCCATATCTAAAAGGTGCATATCCCACCCTATCACTGTGGTTCCATCCGTGGGGCTTAAGCTGGTGTTAATCTCTACCTCATAAGTCAATCGCCAGTATTGAAGCTTCCCCTCAAGAAGTAATTCCGTGTTGATGTTCTTAATCTTTCCAGTCTTTGCTGGGATGCTCAGAACACACCCAGTGCCTGTCGTGAAAGTCACACTAGTAGAATTCACTTTGCCTATGTAGGTGGCTAGGGTGTAGCTGTTAATAGATTTAACATTGCATCCAATGCTGAAAATAGGTCTAAACTTTTCTATGGTGATCGGTGGTACAAATGGATCGCCTGCACTGTTGTTGATGTTCGGCACTATGTAAGGAAAACTAACAAAGTTAACCTTGAAATCTGGTGGTCTAAGGGTGGGGTTGGCTTCCCTGTCTGCGGGTTTCTGTCCTCCCTGCTGGGTTTCCACTATGGGTGGTGGGGTGCTGCCACTGGGTGATGATGATGCTGCATCTGGATTAGATGAATACTCTATCGTTACTTTCCAAGTCTGTGGGTCATCCTGTTCAGGTGAGATGTTTACAGACTGAGCATAGCTGTCATCATCCCCAGGGAAAAGATCGCCAATCTGAGGGCAGTTAATATGCCCATAAATGGCATCATAGATATTAATATCAGTCTGCTCTAGGGAGTCGGTGTGAACGATGAAAGACCGCGAAAAAGTATTCTGGTAACTCTTATCCAGAGTTCCTTTTCTCTCCTGCCATAGCTCTTCAAATAGATCAATAGCCATGATGATTCCTAAGGGTTAAGGGCCACTGCAATTTGCTGAGGTCTTGGCATTGCTGCGGGTAGATTCTTAATAGCTTCTGCAATTTCTCTAGCAGCTTCTAACTGTTGGGCTTCTACCTCTGCAGCAGCTTCCATGAGTTGCCTGATTTCTTCCTGAACATTTTTACCTTTGCCCATCTCATCGACTTTAACTTGGAATTCTGCAGCCGATCCAGCCTGCACTGCGGATGCAAATTGCTGTGGACCGCCTAGGCCAGTGGCTTGTTTAAGTTTGGCAATGGCATTAGCACTACCAAGAGCAAAAGCCCTAACACCCTCAGGGCCTTCATTGAGCATGCCTTTAAGTTTTGCTACTTCATTTTCATACTGCTGTAGTGGTGTGATGTTATCGGCAAAGAACTTCTTCCACCCTGGTTCTTCTATCCTCATGGGCTTTTGGACTTCATCACTGAGCTTCTGCCACTGCTTATCAAATTCGGCCAATTCCATCTCAGCTAGCTGCATCTCTTCTTCAAGAGCTGTTAGCCAAGTACCACCCCCATTGGATGCAGGTTGCATCATTTCATTAATATCATCAGGACCAAAGCCACCACCTGCCCCACTCATATCTGTATCTGCTAAATTCTGTGCGTTCTGCGCTGCAAGATCAAAAGCATTAGCTAGGTTGTTTGCTGCATCAGTTGCTGCAATGGTGTTGTTACCTATGGTGGTTATACCATTGGCTGCATCTGTTAAACCTAATCCCCAATTTACAGTTGCTGCCCCTGCATCAGATATTGGATTAAGTATGTTGTCCTGAATAGCCTGTGCCCAGGTGTTGCCCTTCTTTAAAACAGTTCCACCAACCTTTATGAAATCCACTGTGAATCCAATGATCGTTGAAAGCGCATCAATCATCGGCTTAAGATCTTCTAGCATTTGTGATGCTGCGTTTTTAACTGACTGCAACATTTCATCAATCGTCATTTTTTCAGTGAATATTACCCACTCATCAATAACACCAGCTAAATTATCCATCACCATCCCAGTGGTAGTGGAAACAAATGCACCAATCTTTTGTAATAGGGGTTCTAGATCCTCAGCCTTTTTAAACACTGAATCAAAAAAGTTGGTTACAGTATCACCAAGGTTGACTAAACCAAAACCCTCTAGAAGACTAGTTCCAAGCTTTTGCATTAACACTTCAATATTGTTGGTAACCCTGCTCCAGACTCCTGAAAAACTGTTGGCAGATTCCTGTGCTGCTGCTGCCATGTTTGGCATTGCTGCTGCATCTTGTAAACCCACCGCTGCATCTGTAACTGATATCAGGCCTGCTGCTACTCTGCGCTTAAGCTCATCAACACTGATTCCCATCCTGCTTGCCATCTCTTCAAAGATCGGGATACCCTCTTCTGCCAACTTGCCCAGGGCAGACATAGTTGCCACACCTTCACTAGCCATGTCTGCGAGTTTATCTGTGATCAGTGCCACGATCTTTTCGGGATTTCCTAAAGCTACACCAAGTCTATTAAAGTCTTTGATTAATCCAGTAACTACATCGGGTCGGAATTTCATCTGACTTAATCGGGTAGCTGCTTCACCTAGTGCATTGAAGCTGGCACTAGGGCCAGTCTTCATGATGTCCTGCAAACCTTTAGCGATCCCTTTAAATCCGGTCAGTGCCTTAAGCCTGTTATCTAGTTCCTGAAACTTGCTGCCTGAATCAATAACCTTGGCACCTAGATCAATCACAGAGGATGTAATCTTAGTTACCAGATTTAATGCACCATCAAAGATCTTGCTGAATGCGGATGTGAAAAATCCGATGCCGAGCATGTCGGTGATTTTCATACCAGACTTAGAGTCTTTTGATTTTTTCTCTTCTGGTGGTTTTCTAAGTCCTAGTTTTATTTCAGTGTCATGCAGTTTCTTTTCAGCCTTTTCCAATGCTGATAATTCCCTGGCTAACTTAGCAGCACTACCATCAGCTATCATCATCTGCCGAGATTGCATATCCAGTTTCTTATTAAGTATGTCCGTTTCTGCAGACATCTTCTTAGCATTGGTTACATAGGCAGCCGTGTTTTTATTCTCTGGAATGGGTGGTGGCTTGATCGGTAGGGGTGGGGGAATTCCCCTGGCCTTATTCTCTGCAGCAATTAATTTCTGTTCCTGCTGCTCTAACCTGACCATCTCATCATGAAGCTTTTTAGTAGCTCCTGAATCAATGTTCATTTGTCGTGCTTGCAATTCTAAAGCCTTGGATGCTAAGTCGGTCTTATTCTTTAGATTGATTTGTTCCTGGACAAACTCAGGGGTATTAGTATCTACCTTGGGTGGTTCAATGATCGGTACTGGCTGATTGATCCCCTTCACTTTATCTTCAGCTAATGCCAGGGCTTTTTCCTGTTCCTCTAATTTCACTAACTCATCATGCAGGGCTTTGGTTGCGCCAGTATCCAACATCATTTGTCGTGCTTGAATCTCAAGCTTTCTAGCATTGATGTCTAGTTCTGCGTTGAGTGTTTTGGTGCTAGCTGCATAGCCTATAGCCTGATCATCCACAGCCATCATGGATGCAATCACATTTTTGTTTTCTAGGGATAATAGCTTTTGCTTCTGGGTGTTCAACTCAATTAGCAAGGTATTATTCTTGAATGCTGCATCAGTCTTCATCAGATTGTTTTCAAGCTCTTTATAGCCTGTCTGAAGTTTAGCAGTCTGAAATTGAAGTTCGTTTTCATCCTTCATCAACAACAGGGTTGCGCCATCGAGCAAGACCATCTGATCCACTGCAAGCTTAGCTGCTGCAGAGGTCTGTTTAAACATGGCCGCATTGATGGAACCTGATGCTGCTGCCTGTTGGAGCTGCTCGAGCGATAGCGTTACCTTTTCCGTTGCGGTGGTAACCTTATTGGCATCCATAGCTGCAGCTACACTGCTACTACCAAAGGCTTGAACTTTTGTGGATGCTGTGTCTAAGGAAGATGTGAAGCCTGATAGGTCTGCTGTAACACTTAGACTGGCTCTACCTAGACTTGTATCAGCCATGTCTATTTCCTTTTTTTAGTAACCAACCCACCTAACATTGCTGCCAACATTTCTGGGGTCTGCTTATTTTCTGCTGCTCTCTCACCCATCCAGTCAGGGATAAAATCACTTAGCTTATGTTTGCTAGTGCTAGTGCAAGCCACTTGGGTATGCTGAACGGATCCAGCTAGGAAATCTAACCTTGCATCCCCTATGGGTTCGATCCTAGAGAATGCCACCCACTCCATCATTTCACTGTGGCTCATCTCCTGTTCAATCTCTGACACCATCTTTTTTAAGTGGCCAGCCAATCTAAATAGAAATAATCTAGATGGGCTTTCCCTTAGTTTTTTTCCGCATCCTCTACTGCCCCTGCACCTATGCGGTTTATTTTAAGAATCGCATCAAAGATCTTCTCTAAGATTGTGGCAGGTAACACATTCACTTCAGCAATATCTGCTTCAGTGAATAAAGCTTTTCCTTGTTCATCGCAGCACCCCTTGATGAGCATCCGTGCCCGCAAGTTTTCTGGGGTTTTCCCCTTTGTTCGTGCTGCGTTGAATTCGTTATCTATGCTGTCTCGTTCACCCACTGTCAGACTTCTGACCCATACAGATCCTTCCCACTCGGGTACCAAAACTTCCTGCCTAGGCAGGTTGTCTTTTTTTGCAAGGATCTGTGATCGTGATAAAGCCATAACAAAAGACTCCTATTAGTCTGGGTAACAAATACCCGAGACTTTAACAGTAAAGGTACACTTAATAAGCTCATCACCCACAGCAATGGAACTGATGCCCCTTGAAGTGATGAAACCATTAACAGTAATCGAAAGGCTAATAGGTGCAGGAATGGCAATTACAAAAGCAGATTCCGTTCTAGCCACTGCAATTGCATTAAGTGCTGCAAAATTTGTTTCGTCTAGATTGCACTCAAAGGTCATTTCCCCTGCATCTTCATAACCTGCAATGTAGGTATGAACCTGATCAGGTGAGGAAAGATTGGTTACCTGAATGCTGCCGATTTTGGACTGGGGTGGAGTTATAGAAATAACTTCAGCAACAGCAGTGCCAGCAGTAAGGGTAACACCATAAGTCGATTGAACTGCCATAATTCTAGCCTCCAAAAAAGTCGGTTACAGTTTCAGTAAATAAGACCACCACATCAATCGTTGCTCGGTGGATCCCAGTATCTTTTGCAGATTCCAGATCCCACCCCACATCCTCAGAATCTAATCTGGACTGATGGATGTAAGTGGTGTTCCAGTTCCCCTGAAACCCATCTACTCTCAGTCTAATGGATTCAACTATGGTTTCGCAAACTGTACGGCTTGCAGCAAAAATGTCACAAGTTATCCTTGCAGTGCAAACACCAGTAGCCCCACGCAAAGTCATCTGCCTATCCACAGAAGTTTTTTCATAAACCAAAAGTGGTAGCGTTGCATTCTGCGGGCTGGCATCTGGATAGATCCTCGTTCCCAGCAGTGCTGTGATGGATCCTTCACCTGTCAGGTAGGAATAGAAATCGGATTCAATCATTTCTTTACCCCTATTTTAGAGATAATTTCAGCCATCTTTTCTGAGAATCTAATAAATATTTGTGATCCAGCAGCAGCAAGTGCAGTTTTCATGAACGGTTTTGCCGTTGCACCAGGGTGCTGCCAGCTTTTAAATCTGCCAGGCATAACTGGACCCACAAAACTTTTGTTCTTTTCTTTGCGTCTTGGTGAAACTGTGTGCGGTGCTGCCCCTCTTTCAACAAGATGAGCATATCTAAATGGCTCAATTTTAAGACCGTTTTTTAATGTGATGGAAGTGCCAAACTTTGGACCCACTAGTCCTAATATTTTCTTTTTACTTCCCCTGCCAAACTTTTTAGCCTTCACTGCAATAGACTTCCTTAATAGGCCAGTCCTGCCAGACTTATTTTTATTGCTTCTTTGTTTTGGTGCATTAGCTTTCACTTGCTTCTGCAGGGGCTGCAAAGCAAAGCGCATGGCACTAACTAACTTTCCATCACTCTTCCCACCTGTTAAATCTTTGAAGGTTTGCATCAGGGCATCTAAGCCTTCAATAGAAACCTTGCCCTTCTTAATCAAAAGTGATTTATCTAATTTCCCCATTAGCTCACCGCCTCTACGCAGTCCACCTGCAAAGTGTGGTTGCCTTCATCCACATTAATGATGGATGCAATATCAAAGATTCTCGCATCCATTTTGATGCGGTGCCCATGCTCTAAACCATCAAACCATCTAAGGGTTATCCGGTGGGAAAGTTCTGGCCTAACCGATTTAGCAAAGAAACCTTCTCGGGATGTGAGTGGGATTATTCCTGCCCACCTTGTTTGGGATGTAGCCCAACTAATCACAGGCTGACCCATGTCATCGCTAGTTGATGTCTGTGTCTGAATCTCCACCCTGTATTGCAATAGACCTGGTCGCATTAGTGGTAGATCCCTGTGGTGTAGATCGTGACGATTGAAGCCACTGCCATTGGAACTTCTTTAAGATCAGTATCTGTGACCGCTGATCGGTTTTCATATAGATGGGCCACATAGAATAACATTCCAGATTTCAATAATTTAGGAACCAGTTCTGCCGTACTGTAGCCAGTGGTGTAACTAACCTGCACAGCGTTCACCACTTCTGCGGTTGCTGGCCATGACTGATTAAAAGCTGGTGTGATTCTCGCTGGGTTAGACACTAGGTCTTCTATCCAGTTAGCCAAAGTCTGTGTATTGTTTTGGGTGTCTGCGTAGCTGATATCTTCTACAGACTGGACTGGGCCTCTTGGCAGATAAACAATGTCATCGAAAGAATCCAAGGCCAGCAAGACTTCCTGACTGGCTATGGATATTTCGCACTGACTTTCAAAAAACATCCTTGCACTGGTGATGCAGCTATTTAAAAGCGCATCATCATAATTGCCATCAATCCTTAGATGGCTTTTTACTTCTGACAATGTCAGAGGTTCGGTTGTCGGTGGTGTCACTACCTGAATTCTGCCCTTGATTTCCATGATCTCTTACCTCAGGTATGACTTTGGAACTGGCCTTTTCTTTAGCTGCTGGTGTGGCAGGAGTGGCATAACCAATCCTGCACCATTCAGCACCTACATCATCAGGCACATCTATGATTAAGCCAGCGTTGGTGTCTTCCCAAGCACTGGCCACACTGGTTAACATTTTTATTTTCATTATGCGCCTGCTGCCATTAATAGGGACCAGATTGGGTTATAGGTGGTAGTGTTCCCAGTAAGGACACAACCATCAAACCTACTGAATGCTACCCAGCCGATTTGAGCAAGTGCTGCATAGGTTTCATTTTGGCGAACCAAAGTGAGACCACCAGAACCTACTACAGTACGGACAGTATAAGCAGACAGATCACCAAAGATGATAGGCTTAGTCGAAGCAGCAGCAGATGCCATGTTGTTGTTTAAGACAACAGGATAGCCAAGGATGGTAGGAAGTCGGCCAGATGCATCAACATAATTTGAAACCAAGATCGGCCTTCCAGCAGTATCAAGGATAGATGCAATCTGATTCATGGTGGTTGAGTTCATCATGAATGCACATTTAGGGCTAGCCCTGTGTGCTGGATCAACATTACCGATTAAGGTCATGATGTTAGCCACAGTGATTGCAGTGGCACTAGCAACAGCAGTGGAAGCATTGGCACCCACTACTATGCCAGTTGGCTGGCTTGATCCAGTTCCGGTACTCATGTGAGTTTCAGTAATTCTCCCCAATCGTGTGCCTGCCACTTTTGCTACAAGGCTTTCAATGTCAATCAAAGAATCTTCAAACAATTCATAGGAAGTCAGAATCTGTTTGGAAGAATACTTGTACGCATTCAAGGTCTTGGTTGCAGTGGTGAAAGCAGTTTGGGCTGCGGTGCCGTTTTCTGATAACAGTTCACCAGTCACACCAGTTTCATCAAGCAATGGGAAATTCAGTGCAGATCCAGTGCTGGTACTGATAACAGTAGCAACCTGCATAACTGAGTTATAGTCTCTCAGGGCTTCTGTGAGGGTGTCATAAAAACCAGAATTAGTGAGTGCGCCACCGATGCCAGCAGAGCCAATGCCCTGGGCAGCTCGGGTAGCTCCAAGGTCAAGGGTATTGCTGTTGAGGTCCAAACCAGTTTCATTAGCAGCAGCAGCGAATTCATTTCTGAATGCAGGTGTGCCTTTGGTGAACCAACCTCTAAGAGCATTGGATTGATTAGCTTTGGCTTTGCGGTCTGACACATCAGCTACAAAGTGGGGTGCTGAAATAGGTGCAGACTTTCTTACACTGCGTTTGACCGATTCAAGCTTTTCTGAATTCTGTTGCATGGATGCAGAACCAGCAGCAGCATCTTCAAGCACTGCAAGTCGAACATCGATATCCGCTACGGATGCAGCAAGATTATCAAAGGAAGTTTGTTCCTCTGGGGTCAATGCCCTAGCTGCCAAAGTTTCCATCGAGTTTACTTTCTCGATGCGATCAAGCTGCAAGGCTTTGATTTCTGAAATACTCATAAGTATTTTTCCTTGAAAAAGAGTTCTTCAAGGTGCCCGCATACGCAGTGGCACCATGCCGGAATGCTCCGGTGGCCACCATGCGTAAATACTGCAAGGCTTCCCCCATTTTTACATGGGTTGGAAATGTGTCAAATCGTATGGAATGAAGGAAAAGACCGCATGCTGAATGGCTAGAAACAAGTGCTTTAATTGATGATCACGCAATTAGGTTCGGGATCATGAACTAAGGATGTGGCTTAGTTCAGGGAAATGGCTTTGCGTGAACTAAGAACAAAAAAAGCCCCTAGGGATTAGCTAGGGGCTGATGAATGTGGTGGGGCTTACCTTAACCAAGAGATATTGCTTTTAAGGTAAATATAAACAGGGGACAATATAAGAAAGACAATAAAACCTGCAATGAATATTAGAACCACCCGAATACACAATCCAATTAAATGACCCATGTTTTGTGGTGGTGCTGGTGCCTTGTTCTGATTAGCCATCGTTGCATAGATCACATGAAGGGGTATGGTTATGAACAACCCAAAGAATCCGCACATGAATGCCAGAAAGTGAAGCACAATAAAAACAGCATGACCCATGGTTCCATCCTCAGTTAGAGAGTAATGAAACCATGGTAGCAGATACCTTTTGCGATATCTAAATTATTTAATCTTAAGTATCTGCACTAGATTCATTCTCTTTTGAATCTCCATCTCTCGTTCATGCTCTAGCTCTTGATAGTACTGCAAAGATCTCAATCCTATTTCAGTATTTAAATAGGCTGGATAGGTTACTGCGCTGACATCATGCAAATCGACATCGAGCAGGGTTCTGATGTTCTTATCCCCTTCTTTATCCCAGCTATCTTTTTTGGTGATGAATGCGAATGACATCTGGGTAACATCACCTCGGCTCATCGAAACCATGAGATCCCTTGCATAGCTGGTGTCAGGTGGGGTGATCTCAACCAACAACCCCTCAGAGTCCACTGTAAGATTAAGTGTGCCACTGGTGGATCTACCTAGGATTAAATTTTGGTCATGGTTAATCAAAGCCCTGACATCTGCACCCTGTGCCAATGACCTTGTGAAAGCTTTAGGGTCAATCTGTTCAAGGAATCCACCCAGATCCTGTGACCTGTTGGGGCTGAACTTGGCAGCATAGCCCACTAGCTTTTTTCCATCTTGCTCTACCCTAAATTCTGTGGTGAATCGTGTTTCTAGTTTAACCATGTGACTTTCTCCCAGTTAGCTTTGGTATCGATCCAGTTCTTAAGTTTCTCATCGGCCAAAAGTTTTAGATTTCTAGGTGTGGCTGATCCAGCTAAGTCTAACCATTCAGCCTTCAATGCTTCACAGTGATCTGCAGCAGCTCGGACACCACCACCCGATTCCGGCTGAATGAATTCAAGGACAGGTTCAAGGATGATCTGCACCCTTTCCTGATGGGCTTCCAAAAACTTTTCTAAGGCTGGGATGAATTCCCCAGGCTTATTGCTGATCCTTCCCAAATGGTTTGCTTCAATCTTTCTGATTTGTTTTCTGGCAGCTTCTAACAACTTAGCAAAGCCAAAGCTGTTTTGTTGTGGTGCAGGGATTGGATCGGGTGTGGGTGGGGTAATCTTCAGACCTGAGAAGATGGAATCCAAAATAGTCTGATCCAGAAATGGGAATGATGCTAGGGCAATAGCCTTGGCCGATTCCATTGGTATTAAACCTTCACCAACCTTAGCCACTAGATCGACTAACGATGTGATCTGTGCGCCATTTAAAGCTGTTGCTGCCACATCTGCGGTGGGTGGTGCTATTGGTGCTGGGATTGGATCGGGTGTGGGTGGGGTTGGCATCTGGCCTAAAGTTTTTGCCTGGTCTACTGCTGCTGGTGTTTGTCCTGGTCCAAACGCAGGATCCATATTCTTTGGTACCATGTAGGCATCACCACCTTCAAAGGGTGGTAGGTTCTCCAATGCTCTCACATCATTTCTAGATAACCATCCCCAACTAAGCGCACTAGCATAAAATGCTGATCTGCCTGCGGTGTCACCCCTAAGTAATGCATCTTGATTATGCTCTGCATAAAGCTGGTCCAGCGAGCTTATCAACTTGAAGTTAATTTCCTGCTCCCATCGGATTAACCATGGTCTCAAAGTTTCCTGAAGGAATGCTAGGTTGTCCTGTTCTAAACTGCTGTAAGTTCCTGCACCTGCTCCTATTTTGCTGGCTGGAATCTTGAACCACCTAGCCACTTCTTGAAGTTGAAACTGCCTAGAGGCTATCCACTGTGCATCATCGGGTGGGGTTCCTATGGTCTGATAGGTTACACCATTTTGCAATATCGCTACTCGATGTGCATTCTTAACAGTCGCATGCATATCCTCCCATGATTTCCGCATGTTCTGGATAGCTTCTGAATTAAGCTTGCCAGGAACGCTGATGACCCCAGCAGGTTTTCCACCTTGACCAAAGAAGGTTGAGCCGAATTCTTCTACAGCCATTCCAAGACCGATTGAATTTTTAGCCTGGGCAATTACTGAGTACCCTTTCACACCGTCAAAGCTTAGACCCTTGATGTGCAAAATCTCTGAGGGTAAAAAGATCACTGATCCGTATTTGTAAAACAGTTCGCCATTCTCATCTCGCACAGGTTCAACCTGTGAAGGATCGAGTGGCCAGAGTTGTTGCACTCTCCCAGAGTTTTTATCCCTGACTATTTCTGCATAGCCATTACCCCAAACGAGCGAATGCCCCATGAGGGTTTCACGAAAAGTTAAGGCACTCATTTCTGGGTTTGGCTGATCGTGCAGGATTCTATAAATAGGATGATCATTAGCCTTTGATCTTGAACCATCATGACCCCTGCGGAATACTTGCAATGGCAGACTGGCAACACCTTCAGAGATAGCCCTGACTGCTGCCCACACTGCGGAATAAGTCATCGATGATGCTTGATTAACATTCTGGCCAGTGGTAGAAATGCCTGTGTAGGTCCAAGATCCAGAGTCGGTAACCAAACTATAGCCAGCTAATTTGTTGATGGTGTTTGCAAAGAGGGATCTGATGGATTTAAAAGGCATGATTTACAGGAATTCTATTCCCGCTCCTGTGTTGTTTTCGGTGCTTTCGTTCTGCGCTGTCACCATCCATCGACCTACGGCCATAACTCCAGCTATAATTCCATCTATCTTGTCACGAGATTTCTTTTTCGACAACTTGTAGTTATTGTTGTCATCAAGGCTGCAAGCAATGTTCCCAAGATTCCACCTTAAAACAGGGTTTCCAGCATGCGCCACCTGCTTAGTCAGGATGAATTCCTCTAGTTTTTTGGTGGGTGGTGATAGGTTCGCTGGTGTTTGGCCGAACTTCACCATCTCGAAATGATCTGATAATTCATGAACGATCTGATCAGCATGCCATGGATCAAAAGCGATTTCCAAAATCTTATACTTCTCCCCCAGTTCCATGATCTGCTGCTTGATCTTTCTGTAGTCGATCCGGTTTCCTTCGGTCTCGTTGATGAATCCCTGTTTCACCCATGGTCCAATCCTTTGACGATTCAATTTCTCCCGCAGTTTGTTTGCTTCACTCGGTGCCCAGAAGATCGGCAGCATGAAGTGTGGTTCATCCTCATAGGTACTTGGAAAAAATAAAGTGAGCGCAGTAAGATCCATCGTGGCTGAAAGATCCAGTCCAGCATAACATTCCCTACCAATCAGATCGGGCATAGGCACCTGACATTCATCCCACTTCAAAGGACTGATCCACCTGACATCAGTTTCCACCCACTGGTTCAGATGATCTCTGCGAAAGCTCGCTTCCTTGGCTGGGTTGTCCTTACATTCCTGCACCTGTTGAAAAAAATATTCGGGCTTCACGGTGATCCCATAGCCTGGGTTAGCCTTGCGCCATGTTTCCTCTTGGGTCCAGTCATCATCGAGATCCGCAGCATAGATCTTTGCGTAAAAAGCTTTGTTTTTAATCGTGCCATCCATCCACCTCTGAGCGTAGGTATGCATCTCATGACAGAATGATGTTCTATCAGACCCTGCTGTGGTGATCATTACCACTAAAGGCTGCCGTCTGGATAGCGTTGAGGTCAGCAAAGTATCATAAAGATCGCGCGATTTCTGAGTGTGCAATTCATCGATGATGATTCCATGGGCATTTGCCCCATGCGCTGTGTAGGCATCGGCACTGATGGACTTGTAAATGCTTTTCGTTTGAGGATAAATGATCGTCTGCTTATAGGGTTCCAGCTTATTCTTGAGTGCTGGGCATCCCTCCACCATGTTTTTGGCACTGTCAAAACAGATGTGGGCTTGCTCTCTGGAAGCTGCTGCGGAATATATCTCTGCACCAGGCTCGCCTTCGATCAGTAGCCAAAGTGCAATGGCACTTGCCAAAGTTGTTTTGCCAGATTTTCTGGGCACTTCCAAATAAACTTGCCTGATAACTCGGTTACCATGCTTGTCCACATTCCCGAATACTTCTCTTAAGATTTCTTTCTGCCATCCCTGCAGCTTAAATCCCTTCCCTGCCCACTCCCCTTTATGATGCCGTAATGCTCTTTCGATAAAGGGAATTATCATGGGATCGGGTTTACTCATCAGCCTCCTTGTCATCTACTCCACAGATTTCACTCAGCCAGTTTTTTTCCTGCACCTGTGGATCTGCCACTAACTTAACTCTGGCCAGTGGTGATAAGCCCAGGCATTTTCCCATGGCTAGCATGCGTGATGAAAGTGCGGTGAACTGATCCACTGCTGGATGACTTTTCACACTGCCACCTGCAGTCTCGATGAAACCTTCTGTCTCATTTATTTTGTGCTGGCATCTCACCACCTGAGAATACAAGGCGCAGTAGTTAGCAATCAGATCTGAATCCACTGGTGATAAAATTGCCATCGGCTTTAATCCATTCATCAACTCGAGCCATTTCTTTTTTCCAACTTTATCTAACCAGTCGGGCATCACTGGGTCAGTAACTTTCCATTCAACAGGGTTTGGATTAATTGTGCCTGGTCTCGGATCAGCTTTTTGAGATATCAAGACTCTTTTAATTGGCTTCTTCCCTCGCTTCATACATATCCTTTCAAAATCGGTTAAAAAATCGGTTCAAAATCGTGCGACTTTACGAGAGGGTACTTCTGTACACCTGTCGGAATTCTCGACCCCCCCCTACCCTGTCAATCTGTCATGTTGATTTTCAGGGCTTTTTCTTCCTAACTATCTTTTTTTCCCATGTTTCATGCCATGTCTTGCTGTTGTGGCATGATGCGCACATAGGCTGAAGGTTCAGTCGGTCATTGGTGCCACCATCCTTGAGGGGCTTGATATGATCGACCACAGAGGCAGGTGATAGGCACTTAACGCACACAGGATCTTCCCTCAGTACTGCCAATCGGATCTTAGACCATGTGTGGTCATACCCTCGGTGTCTGCGGTCAGGTCTGGATGGGTGCTGCTTCTTTTTCTTCCCATTCCCTTCTGGGTTGTGAGGTTTAGGATCCCATGGCATTATGCTGCTCCTATGGTCAGGTGGCATTCTGCTGGTCTACCATCCCCAGGCTGATAGGTAACTACTAGGCGGGTGATGTGTTGACAGTTATCCTCTTTGATTAAATGGATGTGCTGCAACAGATCAAGCACTGGCTTCCAGATGTTGTCCAAATCTCTATCCTTGCGCCAGCCCTGACCACCAATGATCAGCATGGTGACCGCATAGGGTGGGCTGATTGGCTTGCCCTGCTTGGTTGCCAATGCCATGAGTTCAGCAGCGTGGTGCCAGTCGATGTATTTCTTGGACCTATACACCTGACCTCGCCTAGTAGCTCGGAATATGTGGTTAGCCGATGGTGGAATGGGTAGCTGCAATTTCATACCCCATCCTGTGCATGAGGTGAGCAATCTGCAAATTGTAGTTGTTGATCTCCTGCTAACTCTGGCCACTTCAGCACATCAATAGGGGTTAGCTGTTCGGCTGATACTAGGTAGTTGAGGTAATGGAATTCAACGATAGATCCATGCACTCTGGCACTACTACCCCTGATGCAGCCCAGCACCTTCACCTCGAGCAGTTCAGGCTTCTTGGGTTCATCCACTGCAGCGATTGCTAAGATGTAAATGGTTTCTGGCTTGATTAGCTTTGCTTGAATCAGAAGGTTTGGAACTTTGCCACCGATCATGTCTGCGCATTTAATGTCCAGCCCTGGAAGATCATTGCCACCATCTCCCCTGTGTGATTTCTGTTGCAGTCCTTGCGCTATCCAAAACCTATGCAGATCACCATAGAGGATCCGATGGATGGCAGCTTCACCTGCCAGCCCAATGAACTGCATGTAGTGCTGTTCCTCATCGGGTGTGAGGTTGTAGGATGCGAGCTTGGGAGTCTTGGTGTTAGGCCATCGATGTGATCTGAACCACTCAGCCTTAGCACTGCCTGCCATCCAAAGCAGGGCAGTATCATTGTGATTAAATTGAACGGTGCTAAGCAAGATGGATTCCTTTTCCTGTTGCGGGATCCATCCCTAAGCAGAGTCTAACCATAAGTCCGAACAGATGCATCAACAATCATTTTGGGTGGTGGTTCTGCAACTTGATTTTCTTTAAATCGTTTGGTGATGCGGTCAAGAATATCGTCTAGGGGTTTGTTCCCATTGGGGTTTAGTTCGTTAATGGTTTTAGCCAGGTTGCGTTCGGATTCCTCACATGCTGACATCTGTCGCATCCAGTCTGGATTCTTTAGCTCATAGATTTCCAAGGTCATGACAGACTTTTTGCCTTCACCCGATGCACTAGTTTTAAATGGCAGGGAGTTGATGCAGATGCAGCTCACCCAGCATTTAGATTTACTTGACCAGATACCATTTTTCACATGGGCTAAGAATGGCACCAGAACCAAACCAGTGCCCCTGCACATCGAGCAATCAGCCACCTCATGTTTGGCAGTCCTTCGGTAATTCTCCCTGCGGATCCGCAAAGCCTTTTCCAGTTCATGGATGGTTTCTTCTCGCTTAAAGATTTTGACCCCTGTTAAATCCTTGGAAGCTGCCAAGAGTTCTTCAGGTCCATAACCCTCACTTGCAAAATAGACTGACCATGCTAACAACATTTTTAATTCCCTTTCGCCATCCCAGCCGTAAAAAGTGGAGTGAAACTGAATCCAATCGGGCCAATCGAAATAAGGTGCATTTGCATCGATAGTGATATTCATGGTTGAATCCTCTGTGGCATTTGGAATCCCCTGGGCATTGCTGATAAGGCTTCTTGAAGACTGGGCTTAGGTTTGCCATTGGTTTGGAATGGCTTGGATGGTTTGTCTGTTTGGTTTGCCATCCATCTGGATAGGAATGCTGGCATTCCCTTTGCCGTCTTTCTCTTAGCTGGGGTTGTCTCTGCCCAAAGCTTTGCCTTCTTAATCCAATCCAAAATAGGGGCATCTGGATATGCTTCTAGGATTTGATTAAAAAGCTTTTGAGTTAGTGACCATGTTTTGGGTTTTCCTACACATGGAAAGATCATTTCAGGTTGGTAAAGTTCAGGGGTGGTTGGCTCAGAGATGGGAACCAGCTCAGAGCAGGTGTCTGCCTCTCCTCTACTCTCTCTCTCCTCTGTCTCTTCTCTCCTCTTCTCTTCTCTCTCTCTAGGCACTGTTTTGCACACATCTGCTTGCATGTTGCTAGCATCTGCTTGCATGTTGCTAGCATCGACTTCAACAATTTTGAATAAACCTTTATCCAGTAATGACTTAACACCTTTAAGGCACTCGGCATCAGATACCCTCAGGACCACTGCAATATCTTCAATGCTGTAGGGTATGTGTCCATCTGTATAGGTACTGGCTAAAATCCACAACATTGGGCAAAGTGATCTCCCAAAGACATCTAGGCGTAAGAATGCAGGGTCCATCAGGCACCCTCTGTGCAGTTTTATCCAGGGTGGATTCCTGTTCTTATAGTGTTGAAAGTTGGACCAGTTTTTAGGTACTAGGAATTGCATTACTGACCCTCTTCTTTTGAGATATTATGAACCCTTTTATGACAACCATTGCAAACACCAACCAGTTCCCAAAGAAACTCATTATAAATATGTGCATAGGTAAGGTGGTGGACATGCTCGGCTGGTTTACTTCTGCATCCTTCACACATGTAATTGCAACGGGCTAAGACTTTTAATCTCAATGCAAACCACTCAGAGCTATTCAAATAAGATTGATATTTTTCTTTTTGATCATTCTGGGATTTTAGAAAGGCATCCCTTCTTAATGAGTCGTATCTATCAATTGCTTTTTTATTTAACTTATCTCTTAAATTCCAAATAGGTTTTAAGAAACTATGGCTTAAGGTGATATCAAAATCTTCAAGAAGATCTATGCAAACATTTCTAGGTAAGTTGATTCTCTTTATGGTTTCAACTGTTTCCCCACAGCGCAAGCATTGCATTCTGAAACTTAAAGCTTTGTTGCTCGCAGTAAATTTTCTCAGCCTTTTTGATTGATGATCACAGTGTTCTAATTTCTTGCAAAAGTCATAGTTTTTCTGCTGTTCATCGGTCAGGTAGTTTGTCTTAGTAACTTCACATTCCATTTATGACACTCTTTAGTTATGGGTGGGGTAATTCCCCCACCCTGTGATAAAAACCCACTGCAAAGTTTAACCAGCCTTGCCTCACTCCCAGGTAGGATGAGGTGACCCAGTGCAATGGATTACTCCTTTAGACTGTTTGCGATTGCTAAGTAAGCTGCTGCATCTTCTAGACTGTCCTGATGATGCCCTTTAGAAAGTCGCGCGATTTTTAACAGTGCCATCATGATGGCAACATCGTAGGGAGTGGTTTTGCAGTCGGTGTAGGTCTGCCAGTGCAATGCGATTTTAGACAGGCTAATTGCTGGGGGTTCATACTCGCTGGCCCTTTCCCTTATCAGGTCATAGCAGCGTTCAAAGAATGCGCTGATGTTTTCATGTTCATCATGCTGCAAATGTGGGATGGATTGTTTGGTCATGTTAACCACCGATCACTTTCTTAGCCCACTCTCTAGCAGCAAGCACAACTTCATCAGGTGCATCTACAATGTTTTTAATATTTCTTCTATTTGGGTTATAAAGGTCTAAGGCTTTGCTAAGAACAAAATGTGCATTCCAAGAACCTATAGTCCTGTTTTTAATCAATCTCATAAAATGAAAAGCTCTTGGCGAAAGTTCCCTAAGTGCTTCCACCGAACGATCAGCCCTGATCAGATCTTTCATAAGATTAATGGTGTAATCTGGGTCGCCATAATGATCACAGCAAAATGCAGCAGCAAATCTTGAATATCCAGAAGTAACTATTTTAACCGTAGTGCCATTGTTCATAGTCGCTATTAATTCTTCTAGCGTAATATTTTGGCGAGTAAGATAAATCCTAGCGTTATTTATTTGGGTATGGTTTAAGACCTTATAACCACCTACATGTTTAATAAGACCTGCAAGGAATGAATTGAAATGTTTTGACACACCATGGATATCACAATTATTTCTAAAAGCCCCTTGGTCCATATATTTAAAACTATCTTTTGGCATATTCCTTGCCACCATTGCCATGATGGTTACACCTGATTGCACCACTGCCATCAAGCGATGCTGACCATTTAAAAGATTATTCTCTATATCAAAACTGATACACTGATCTGTTACTGCCCATTCACCTGCCGTCATAAATCTAGCGTATTTTTTAACTATATCAGCCCTTGCCCTTCTGTTACCTGCGTTGAACAAAGCAAGCCAAGAGGCTGCAATATCTGGGGTAATCTCCACAATAGATGTGGTGACTTTCGGTGTAGCTGTCGGTTGGGTTCTAGTCTTCATTAAACTCGTCATGGTAGCTCCTTCTTAGAATTTTAAAATCTTGCGGGTACATTTCTTGCAGAAATATTTAACACCCACTTCAGCAGGGAATTCCAGCCATTCCTTTTGATTAAGCCACATCTCAAGGTCTGTGATCGACCAGAAGTGTGGGCTGGTTTTAACGCACTCAGAGCAGGTAGCATCGTAAAGGATGTAACTGGCACGAAAATAAATACAGACAGAATGAGTGGCTAGGCTAACGATCAGTTGATCCTTAAGCTCAGCCTTCAGAACATCCCACCCCTCAACAAAGGACAGGGGTTGACCATAGCCAAGTTCCCAGGGCTTTGCTCCTAGGCAGGTCATCTGGGTAGCCCAGAGTTTGAGTCCATCCATGTCGGTGATCGTCATGGGGTAGAGAATGTTTAGTCCATCATTCACCCCACCCTGCACCTGTGCGAGCAGATCAAAGCTTACATGACCATGGCGCAGAGTAACCACCATGTTCTGCACTTTCAGGATGTGCTTGGAACATTCATTTTCCAGCATGATGTTGGCAAGTTTTGCTACAGTTTCAATACTGGGTTCTTGCTGAAAGTCCGATGGAAAACTGGTGTTCCCTAGTTCGATCAGATCCACTTTAAAATCCTCCGTGATATAAAATCAGGCTGGTCAGTTCTGACAACAAGTCAGGTGTGTTACTGGCCGTATATCTCATATGGCATAACCAGCCTGAAGCGCATGAATATTATTGCTGCTGTTGGGTGGGTGACAGCAGCCCCATCAAAAGGTCTCGGAGCATGAGTTACCCCGCCACCCCTAATGGGTATCTAAAAGGGCAGGTCATCTTCTGATGCTGCTGGTTGGATGCTGTCCGCACTCAAGGCCATCAGAGTGATATTCTTGTACTGCCCATTGGTATCTCTTCTAAAACTCAGGGTCTTGCCCCGCATCGCTAGCCCTGCCTTATCCATTTCAACCAGGTAGGGTCGGTCAAACATCGGCCCCCACTGCGGAACATCAAAACCAATTTTCTGCAAATTGATTAAGCAGCGTTTCATGTTGGCATCAGAGGCTAGCCAGTAGCTGATCTGCACAGACTTGCCATTCACCACCAGGTTAATCTCAAAGACCTTTTGTTTCCCTGAGGGTGTGACAGGGGAACTGACCTCTTTAATCCATGCGTTTTCAACCCTACCAAGGTAGGTGCCATCCTCTAGGTCAGAAGCTTTGGTGCTTCTAAAATTAGAATCCAGATCCACTTGCTTTTCATAATCGGGTTCACCAGATACAGTCATTACTTAATCCTCAAATGTGTGCCACGGGCAAGTTCAGTAACACCAATTAGGAAGGTGCCCATTTTCAAAGCCTCCCTGATTGTTTCCATGTTTGGTTTGATTTCCAGCTTTTGGAATTCTGCTGGGAGTTGATCGGGTGGGATGGTCACTTCGATAGGAGAATGACCACCATTAGCGCAGATCGAAAGGTTGAAACAGGGTGTCTTAAGTTTGCTGATCTTCTGCAATCCAAAGAAGAACATGAGCCTGCCCTTCATCGCCTTCACTGTATTCCCATCTTGATCAGCCAGCTTTCGGATCCGGTCAGACTCTTCTTTCCTTGCAGCCTGAGTTAGTTCAAGCTCTCGAATTATTCTGCAATAAGCTTCCACTTTGTTTTCGATGGACCCTTCCAACTCTTCCAGAAGTTGATCCAGAACAGGATCCAGTTCCCCCTCGATGTCTGACCCTGCATCCTTCTCCATCCAGAACTGAAGCACAGCAGCTCCTGAAGCTAGATCTAGTAAGCTCATACAGCACCACCCTTTCTAAGTTTGGCATTCAAAAGTTCTGTAGCCTGAATCATGATTTCATCAGTCATCATTTCCACCGAGTCGCACTGGTAGTGGGTGAGCATCTTAGACATTGTTCCAGGGAACTGGGTGTCAACACTTAGCAGCAACCTTCGGAAATTACTCAGCATGGTTTCTTGCTTGGGTTCATTCATGGTTAGCATGGGTCTTGATGGGCTAGGTGCTACTACCTTAGTGCCACAGCTTTCCACCTCGGTTTCATCCAGCCAGCCAAGACCACAGATGCTCAGCGTAGCCCTGCGCTTAGCCTTGGTTTCAGCCTTCATGATTCCGTTAGCTCTTGTCTCACCTGTTAAGCCTTTAAGCGAAACAACCCCACAGGATTCATCTCGCCTTCCAGCAGTATCTTCTGCTCGAGCTACTACGGTGTAGATCTCATCCGTCAAGTCTTTAGAAATGATTTCAATAGATACCCCATTGATCTTTCTAAGCTGATCACTGCAAGCTCTAGTGGCATAAAGGGTGAGCTTGCCAGATAGCTTGATGTACTCAAAAGGATGGGTGTGTGGGTTCAGCCCTAGGCTATCGCATACCCGCAAATAGTAAGATGCTCTTTGCTCATCGCTCAGGCTGGTTAGATCCCCTTGGATCAGGACTTGATCTGCCTTGGCAGCAGATTCACTTCTTGGTTTTACTTGGGTCATTTTTTAGTTCTCCTCGGATAAT